AAAGGGCTTGACAAAACAAAGGAGACGTGGTTACCATCATGGCGAACGACCAGGGAACACCCTCAGCACCCGCCCCCGCGACTGAGGCTCTCGATACCGATTCTGCCGCATCACTGCTCGAGCGACTGCTGCCTTCCGACTGGGAGGAGAACGGCGTCAGCGAGCTGCAGGCCGAGGACGCATCCGCTGATGCGCCGGCCACCCCCGCGCCCGACGCCCCCAAGGCCGAGGACGAGGAGGAGTCCGAGGAGACGCAGGACGATGCCGACGAGCCCGAGGAGCCTACTCCCCCGGCGCCACAGAAGGTCAAGGTGGGCGACCAGGAGTACACGCTCGAGGAGCTCGAGAAGAGCATTCTCCGGCACGCGGACTACACGCGGAAGACGCAGGCCGTCGCCGAGGACCGCAAGATCCTCGAGACCGCCAAAGCCGAAACCGCAGCCGAACGCACAAAGTACCTCGAGGGTCTGAAGCAGTACGAGAAGTCCCTCCAGGAGCTGGTGCCGACGGAGCCAAACTGGGATGCCATCAAGGCCCAGCATCCAGAGAAGTTTGCCGAAGCGGTCGCCGAGTGGACGCTCATCAAGCAGGAACGTGAGAAGGTCGCCAGTGAGATCGCCGCGGCAGAAGCCAAGCAGGCTGAGGAGCGTCGGGAGACGTTCCAGAAGCATGTCGACGCCGAGTACACCCGGCTGCTCGAGGTGCTGCCGGAGTTCAAGGAGCCGGCCACTGTGAAGGCACTGATGAAGTACGCGACCGAGGTCGCAGGCTTCACGCCCGAGCAGGTGCAGAGTGTGGCGGACCACCGCCTCATGATGATCCTGTACAAGGCGAGTCAGTACGATCTGGCGAAGGCCACGAAGAAAGGCGAACCGGTCCCGGCCACACCGACGGGCACCAAGAAGACCCCGGTACTCCAGCCGGGCGCCACACCTCCGAGCAGCCCGAGCAGCTCGAGAGATCGGCGAGTGCGTGAGGCGGTTGCAGCCGCTCGCAAGTCGGGCAAAGTCGATGACGCTGCCCGTGCATTCCAGCAGATGCTCCCCGAGGATTTCCTCGGATAGGAACAGAGAACCATGTCCGCAATCACGAACACAGTCCAGACCTACGACCGGAAAGGCCTCCGGGAGTCGCTCTCGGATCTGATCAGCAACATCTCGCCCGAGGATACGCCTCTGGTGAGCAACATCGGCACCGAGTCCGTGAAGCAGACCCTGCACGAGTGGCAGACTGACTCGCTGGCCGCGGTCGACACCGCGAACGCGCAGATCCAGGGCGACGACATCAGCTCGTACCCCTCGGCTGCCGCGACCGTCCGCGTGGGTAACTACACGCAGATCCTGCGGAAGCTGGTCCTGGTCGCCGACACCGTGGAAGCGGTGGACAAGGCCGGCCGGAAGTCGGAGTTCTCCTACCAGACCATGAAGCGCGCGAAGGAAATGAAGCGCGACTGGGAGGCGATCCTCCTGAACAACATCGGTGGCTCGGCTGGCAACAGCTCCACCGCTGCGAAGACCGCCACGCTGGGCGCGTGGATCAAGACCAACGTCGACAAGCACGCCACCGGCGGCAACCCGACCTACACCTCGGGCGTCCCGGCTGCGGCTCGTACCGATGGCACGCTCCGCGCGTACACTGAGGACATCCTCAAGAACGTCGCGCAGCTGATTTGGGCCTCGGGCGGCGACGTGAAGGTGAACATGCTGGGTCCGGTGAACAAGGTGCGCGCGGCGTCCTTCTCGGGCGTGGCCACCCGTAACTACGATCTCAGCACGCCGAAGCCGACTGCCACCATCGGCGCGGTGGATGTGTACGTGTCCAACTGGGGCGTGATCCGCTACGTCCCGAACCGGTTCCAGCGCGAGGCAGATGGCTGGTTCCTGGACTACGAGTACATCAAGGTTGGTGTGCTGCGTCCCTACGCTGTCAAGGCGCTCGGGAAGAGCGGCGACGCCAGCAAGGCGATGCTCGTGAAGGAAGCGCTGCTCATCGTGAAGAACGAGGCTGCGCTGGGTCTGGCCGCGGATCTGACCACCACTTGATCCACGGGTAGTTAACGGGGATGGCGTTCTTGGGGCAACCTGGGGGCGTCATCCCAATCCCGCTTACAGAGGAGGCTCTCCCCGGAGCTCACATGCTGCAGCAGTATCTTCCCCGACTGAAGTCGCTGGTCCCCTACGTTATCGCTCTTACCGTGCTCATCACCGGCCTCACCGTCGTCAACCTGGTGCGGAGCGCCGGCCAGTCGGCCGAGCGTGCCAAGGTGTTCGAGCTTCAGGTCCAGGCCGCGGACTCGATGAGCGCTGCCCTGCGGGACAGCATCCGCGTGGCCCAGGACTCCATCAAGGCGTGGAAGCGCCACGACGACTCGGTCGCCGCCAAGACGCGGTGGGAGAAGACCCGAGCCGGACGTCGCCTCGTCCAGCTCCGCGTCGCCGCGCAAACGCTCCCCGATACGTGTCAACCCACCATTCACGCTCTCGTCGCCACGGCCGACAGCCTCAAGCAGTCGGCCGATGTGTTCGAGAGCCTGTGGCAGTCAGAGAAGCGGGTCAGCGCCACGCTGACCGGGCTCCTCACCCAGGCGAATGCCGTGATCGCCGCCAAGGACCGCGCCATCGAGAAGGCGCCGCTCCGCGAATCGTTCTGGTCCAAGCTGCAGCCCGAGGTGCGGGTGGGTCCGTTCGCAGGCGTCTGCCTCGACGGGAAGCCCTGCGCCGGCGTTGGCGTGCAGGTGTCGGCGAAGATCGGGAGGATCCTGTGATCGAGACCCGGCCGTTCGACTACGATCCGTTCACGAAGATCGAGCAGGTGTTCCACTACAACCACGACGACGAGTCGATCACGTTCGAGCGCATCCAGCACGGCGGGGGCTCCATGATCGAGGAGCTCAAGGACCGCTACAACGCGTTCGACGAGCGCACGCCGTTCAAGGGCGACACCGTGCATGTGGCCTCGATTCCGGCGATGATCGCACAGGACATGCAGCGCAGCGGCGCGCTGGACGACCAGAGCTACATGAGGCGGTGGCTGAACAGCTGGATGGGCCGGCCGTTCCGCACCCGGCCGGGGAGGGTCTGATGCAGGCCACCTGGAAGGTCGCCGTGCTGGTGCCCGCCGGAGACCAGGTCGCCGCCCCGTTCGCCAACGCGCTCGCCAACCTGTTGGCCTTCAGCACCGCCGCCGCGGTGATGATGAAGGAGGACGGCCGCGAGCTCGAGATCGCGCTCTTCATGCTGCCCGGCACCTACATCGACCAGGCCCGCGAGCAGCTCGCCCGCCAGGCGCTGGACTGGGGTGCCACCCACATGCTGTGGCTGGACAGCGACATGATCTTCCCGAAGGACGCGCTGCTCCGGCTGATGCGCCACAACCAGTACGTCGTCGGCGCCAACTACTCCACCCGCCGCACGCCGCCCCGTCCGGTCGCCACGCTCGAGCTCGGCGACAGCAAGGAGTCGGACCGCCGGCTCTACACCACCGAGGAGGACACCGGGCTGCAGGAGGTGGAGCACATCGGCTTCGGCTGCGTGCTCACCCATGCCAACGTCTTCCACGCCCAGGCCGACCGCCAGCAGCCGTTCTTCCTCTGCTCCCACGGGACGATCCCCGGCCGGGGCTTCGTGGGCGAGGACGTCTACTTCTGCCACCGCGCCCGGGAGAAGGGCTTCCACGTCATGGTAGACCACGATCTGAGCAAGCTGGTGGCCCATGTCGGGGTGCTGCCGTTTCTGATGGACCACGCCCTCCTCGTCCGCGAGGACGTGGAGCCGAAACCCGCGCCGAAGATCGAGGTGGTTGGCGCGTAGATCGCTGAGTATATTTCAGCGTCCCTTTACGAGAGGAGTACTGCACCGGAGAGTTAACAGCCTTGGCCCTCGACAACTACGGCGAGCTGGCAACAGCCGTCGGCGACATGACCAACCGCACGGATCTCGGGGCCTACGTCCCCGACTTCGTGGTGCTCGCCGAAGCCAGGATCCGGCGCTCGGACGTCGAGCGCACGACCGACCTGGAGCTCACCCTGGCCGCGGCCGAGGTGTCGCTTCCCGTCGACTTCAAGCGGATGAACGCCCTGTACTACCAGGGCGGGAGCCGCTACGGCGACATCGACCTGGTGCCGATCAACCGCCTGGCCGAGTACAGCCGCGACGGCGTGTCCGGCATTCCGCTCGCCGCCGCGATCCTCCAGAGCGGCGACACCAGCTACAAGCTGCGGGTCTCCCCCGCTCCCGACTCGGCCACGGCCTACGTGGTGCGGGCCGAGTACGTGCAGACCTTCACACCGCTCGATCCGGCGAACAGCGCCAGCACCAACTGGATCCTCACGTCCTACCCGGATGTGTACCTCTATGGGGCGCTCTGCGAGACGGCGCCGTTCCTCAAAGACGACGAGCGCCTGCCGATGTGGGATAAGCGGTTCACCAGCGCGCTCGAGGAGCTCCGCATCGCTCTGCACAAGCAGAAGTGGGCGGGCTCCCCGAAGACGGTGCGCCCCCGCCGGGCGCTGGGAGAGTAACCGATGGCCGACACGACGACGACCAACTTTGCCCTGGTGAAGCCAGAGGTGGGTGCCAGCGCCGGCAGCTGGGGCGGCAAGCTGAACACCGACATGGACACCATCGACACGGAGATCAAGGAGGCCCAGGACACCGCGGGCGCCGCGCTCCCCAAGGCCGGTGGCACGATGACCGGGGTGGCGAACCTACACTCGGCGACGCTCAAGACGGTGGAGAAGGTCGGCGGCTACGGCGGGGGCGAACCCCTCGACCTGTCGGCCGGCAACTACTTCTTCGGCACCGTGGTGGGCAACACCACCTTCAGCATCGCCAACGTGCCGGCCTCGCCGCTCGCGGTGGTGATTCTGATTGAGCTCCGCAACGCGGGCGCGTTCAGCATCAGCTGGCCGGCGAGCGTGGAGTGGCCCGGCGACGTGGCCCCGACCCTCACCAGCGTGGGCTACGATCTGATCGCCATGGTCACCCGCAACGGCGGGACGACCTGGCGCGCCAACGCGGTTCGGGGCTTCGCCGCCTAATGCTCGGGCTCATGCTGGCGCCGTTCCTGGCCGGGGACGTGCCCCGCTTCAACGGCGGGCTCACGGCCGCGTCGCTGGCGTCCGGGGCCTGCTCCGGCGGCACGCTCGCGTCGACCGCACAGGTGCGGCTGACGTGCGACGTGATCAACCCGAACGCGAGCTACAGCCTCAAGTACTACAAGGACGGCGTGCTGCTCGCGACCGTGGCCAGCACCCAGGAGACCCACGACTACACCGTCACCGGCTACAAAGAGGGCGCGGGCTCGGGCTCGTTCACCTCGGCCTATGTCTTCCGCGTCGACCTGGTGGACCAGGCCGGCGTGGTCATCGACTCGAAGACCGCGACCACTTGGGCCCAGCTCTACAGCCAGTGCCCCGCGCCGGTCGTCAGCGGCGTCAGTGCCACCAACCTCGCCACCGGCGGCTGCATCGGCGGCAATCTCACGAACGACACCTTCCGGGTGTCGTGGTCGATGGCGAATCCCGACAACACCAACTTCCGCACCGTGGTGAAGCGGAACGGCAGCATCGTCAACGCTGACGTGAACAACGCCACGCTCTTCGCCGACCACGCGCCGGGCGGCTCCGAGAACGCCAACGGAGGCTTCACCAACCGGAGCTACACGTTCACGGTTGAGGTGTGGCGCCGCTCGAACAACGAGGTCGTCTCGACCGCCAGCGTGGGTCCGACCAACTACTTCATGGGTACGACGTGCGGGGGTGGGGTATGAACGACTTCACGCTGGGACAGCACACGGCGCAGATCCGCGCGCTGCAGGACGATCTCACGGAGGTCAAGTCCGACGTCAAGCAGATCCTCGCGACGATGTCCGAGATCCGGGGCGGACGCAAGGTGGCCGGGTGGGTCGCGGCCGGCGTCAGTGCCGTCATCAGCTTCATCATCGCCCGGGTGTTCGGATGAACCAGTGGCTCGCGGAGCTGCCGACCACGAACCTGCGGATCCTCGCGACCATCCTCGCGATGCTCGGCACGACGACGCGCGTCCTCCTCTCCACCTGGATGCCGGCCTGGGAGTGGCTGGCGTTTCTGTGCGTGTGGGCCGGTCTCGACATCACCCAGTTTCTCACGAAGCGCGCGACCTACAAGGGGGCCGAGTGAACCCAAAGCACGGCATCACCCAGGAGCTGATCGACCACGTCAAGGCGATGGAGGGCTTCCGTGCGAAGCCGTACCTCTGCCCGGCCGGCTACCCGACTATCGGCTACGGCAGCCGGATCCCGTCGCTCGAGCACCGGCCCCTGAAGGAGCCCGAGGCGGCGATCCTGCTGCTCGCGGATCTGATGGTGGCGCAGCGCGCCGCGCTCAAGCTGTCGCCGATTCTTCACGAGTCGAGCGAGCGCCGCGCGGCGGCGATCATCGACTTCTGCTTCAACCTGGGCGGCGCGAGCTACGGCAAGAGCACCATGAAGGTCATGATCGACAAGGCCTGGTGGCGTGAGGCCGCGGCGCAGAACGACCGCTGGGTCTTCGCCCGCAACCCCACGACGAAGCGGATGGAGCGACTGCCCGGGCTGATCAAGCGGCGCGCGGCCACCTCTGAGTGGCTGAGGGCCGGATGACTCTTGTCCCGCTGCGGATCCCGCCGGGTGTCATGCGGAACGGCACGAAGTACCAGAGCCTCGGGCGCTGGTACGACGCCAACCTCGTGCGCTTCATCGAGGGCACCATCCGCCCGCTCGGCGGCTGGCAGACCCTCAAGGACAACGCCGGCGCCGCGGTCACCGTGACCGGAGCGCCGCGCACCATGCGCGCCTGGCGCGCCGCCGGGGGCGGCGAGGCCTGGGTGGCCATCGGCACCAACAGCAAGATGTACGCGTTCAAGACCGGCACGCTGACCGACATCACGATTGCCGGGCTCACGACCGGCGGCGCGGACGCGGTGCAGAGCGTCGGCAACTACGGCGCCGGCAACTACGGCGCCGGCGTCTACGGCCAGGGCGAGGGCACGGTGGCCACGACCACCGATCCCGCCATCTGGCACGCCGACAACTTCGGCGACCACCTGGTGGCCTGCCTCCCGGAAGACGGGCGGATCCTCAAGTGGGATCTCAACACCGGGAACGATCTGGCGGCGGTGACCAACGCGCCCACCAGCTGCAAGGGCGTGGTGGTGACACCGGAGCGCTTCATCTTCGCGCTGGGTGCGGGAGGCGATGGTCGGAAGGTGCAGTGGCCCGACCAGGAAAACTTCACCACCTGGACCCCGGCCTCCGGGAACCAGGCGGGTGACTTCATCCTTGAGGGCACCGGATCGATCAAGGCCGGACGGCGCGGCCAGGGTGAGACGCTCATCTGGACCGACACCGAGCTCTTCAGCGCCCAGTACATCGGCGGCACGCTGGTCTACTCGTTCCGCAAGAAGGGCACCGACTGCGGGCTCATCGGGCCCGAGGCCGTGGCCATGATCGGCGGCCGGGCGATCTGGATGGGGCAGCGGGGCTTCTACGAGTACAACGGCTTCGTGAAGGAGATTCCCTGCGAGATCGCCGACTACGTGTTCTCGAATTTCAACGTGGTGCAGAAGGCCAAGGTCACGGCCCAGCACTTCGCCGAGATGGGCGAGATCAAGTTCTTCTACTGCTCGGGGCTCTCGACCGCGATTGACCGGTACGTGACCTACAACTACCGCGAGGGACACTGGACGCCCGGGAAGCTGAACCGGAGCGCCGGCGTCGACCGCGGCGTGTTCACGACCCCGCTCATGGCCGACGAGAGCGGGAACCTGTACACCCACGAGGTGGGCTTCAGCCGCGACGGCTACAGCGGACCGGACCCCTCGCTCGAGAGCGGGCCCGTGCAGGTGGGCGACGCCGGCGACCAGGTGTTCATGATGCGCGAGCTCGTGCCCGACGAGAAGACGCAGGGCGACATCCGCATGTACCTCTACGCCGGCAACTACCCGCAGTCGACCGAGACCCAGTACGGGCCCTTCGCCGCGGCGCTGCCGACCAACGTGCGGATCACCGCGCGCCAGATGCGGGTGAAGTTCGAGCAGCTACAGGCCGTCGACTGGCGGCTCGGCCAGGTGCGCTTTGACGCCGTCGCCGGAGGCCGCCGGTGAGCGTCGCCCTCGCCGGCGTGACGCCGCTCCCCCAGCCGGAGCCCAGGTACTCGCTCGCCAACGAGGCGGCGTTCCGCCAGATCGTGGAGCAAAATTTCCTGGCGCTCGCCAACGCGCTCGCGCAGGTGCTGCAGCAGCGGGTCGAGGTGACCGGGGACCGCAGCGCCGGCACGGCGCTGGACGACCTGCTGACGAAGCTCGAGGAGCTGGGGCTCATCACGGACTCGACCGTTGCCTAGCACGGGCCCGAGTTTCCCGCTGCTACTCGACGCGCAGGTTAAGGCGGATTTCGACCGCCTTTGCGAACCGATTACCCGGGCGCTAAATTACGGGGGTTCCGCCCCCACGCACACGCTGGACGACCTGTGGCAGTCGATCTGCCTGGGTCACCTGCAGTTCTGGCCCGGCGAGGCCAGTGCGGTGATCACCGAGGTGATCCCATACCCACGGCAGCGGGATCTTCACTTTTTCCTGGCCGGCGGGGACATGCAGGAGCTCCGCACGATGTACCCGAAGATCATCGAGTGGGCTCGCGGGCAGGGATGCTCGCGCGCCACGCTCGCAGGCAGAGCGGGATGGCTCCGCTCGTTTCTGACACGAGAAGAGGGCTGGGAGCCCCGCTGGACGGTGCTCGCAAAGGAGCTCTAGACCGATGAAGGGTGGACGCAAGAATCCCGAGGCACTTACCGCGCAGCATCTGGCCCTCCTGGGTCAGGTGGGGCGCCAGCCGGCGCGGCCGATGAACGTGATGCCGCCGCGCGCCGGCGCCATGGGCGCGATGCCCGGCCTGTTCGGTCTCCTGCCGCAGTCCCAGCAGCGCCCGATGGTGCAGCCGACGTCGTTCCAGCCGCTGCCGATGCAGCTGCAGGGTGGCCTTCTCGGCCGCCTGCTGCAGGGGAGGCAGCCGTGAGCAAGGGCGGCACGCAGACCACGACACAGAAGCCCGACGCGTTCAGCGACTACGCGCGGCAGCAGCTGTGGAACCAGGCCACGCAGATCGCGAACCAGCCCTACCAGCCGTACAGCGGCCAGGGCGTCGCGGGGCCGAGCGATGTCTACATGAAGGGGCTCGAGACCGCCGGCGGCCTCGAGGATCGCTACAGCTCGCTCGCCGACATGATGGGCCTCGGCTCGCAGGAGTTTTCCGGCGACGCGCTCAAGAAGTACATGGATCCATACCAGGACCAGGTGATCGGCGGGATTCAAGGCGACTTCGCGAAGCAGCGCGACGCTGCCCTCACCGCCGGCGCGCAGGCGGCTACCGCCGCGGGCGCGTTCGGGGGCTCACGCTCCGGCGTGCTCCAGGCTGAGGCGCTCAAGGACGTGAACGCGAACGAGGCCAACACCCTCGCCGCGCTCCGCTCGCGGGGCTTCAGCGACGCCGCGGACCGCTTCGGCGCCGACCGCTCCTACTTCGGTGGGCTCGGGATGCAGGGCCTGCAGGGGCTCGAGGGCGTGGCCGACGCGTACTCCAAGGGCGGCCAGTACCTCCAGGGGCTCGGCCAGCAGCAGCTCGACTACGAGCACGGCCAGTTCGACCAGGCCAAGGCCTACCCCCAGCAGCAGCTGGGCATACTCGCCTCGATTCTCGGCGGCTCGCCGCAGGGTCAGACGTACACGCAGCCGACGCAGGGCGGTGGCTTCCTCGGCAACGCACTGGGCATCGGCTCGCTCTTCGCGGGACTCGGCGGCATCTCGGGCATCAAGGGGCTCTTCCGTGGCTGATCTTCCGATCCGGCAGGACGTGTTCCGCAAGTACGTCAAGGCACCGCGGATGCCACAGAAGCCCCGCTCGTTTTGGGAGGGCGTCAACGATCCGATCATGCCGTCGGGCCTCATGGGTCTCCTGGGCGCCACGCCGGAGGACTCGGCCGTGGGCTTCGACGAGCAGCAGCGCGCCAGCCGGCGCGGGCTCCTCGACATGGGCCTGGCGATCCTCTCCGGCTCCCAGCAGAAGGTGGGCGGCGGTCTCGGTCCCGCGCTGCAGGAGGGACTGAGCGCCGGCCGTGAGGGCTACCGCGGCGCGCTCGACACGGCGCAGGGCCAGGTCATGCAGCGCCGGATGCGCGAGCTCTACGAGCAGGTGAAGCCGCAGCCGGGTGAGAGCGTGGAGCAGGTGTTCGAGCGTGTAAACGCTCTCCTGCCCCAGGCGCTCGCGCTCGGCCCCGAGGCCGCGAAGCCGCTGGTGACCTACCTGGCGTCGCTGGGCCCGTCGCTGCAGCAGAACCAGCAGCAGCAGAAGCGGCACCTGGCCGAGCGCACGGTGGCGGATCCCAAGACCGGGCTCCCCGTCGTGCAGACCTACGACAGCTCCACCGGTGAGGTGATCGACAGCCAGCCGGGTGTCGCGAAGAACGAGGGCTCCGCGCGCCAGGACATCGAGCACATGCGCGGGTTCCAGCGCGAGAACCAGCTGGGCGACGACTACCGCATGGCCACGAAGGACCACGCGACGGTCGCGAACCAGATCACCACGCTGACCCGGAACGCCGACATTGCGAAGACCAATCCGGCCGCGAGCATCGGTCTGATCTTCAGCTTCATGAAGATCCAGGATCCCGGCTCGACGGTGCGGGAGGGCGAGTACGCGACCGCGCAGAACGCCGCGGGCGTGCCCGACCGGATCCGCAACATGTACAACAAGGCGCTCGACGGGCAATTCCTCACCCCGCAGCAGGTCGAAAACTTCCGCGCCGCCGGGCTCGCCGTGGGCCGCGGATGGAAGCAGAAGCAGGACCAGCTCCGCACCAGCTACGGCCAGCGGGCGCGGCGGTGGGGCGTCGACCCTGAGATCTTCGTCGACTACTACAGCGACCTGGGCCTCGACGCCGCGCCGAGCTCGGCACCTGCGCTCGAGGGACCGCCGGCCGCACCGGCCGCCGCGCCGGCGCAGCGCCCCGCCTTCTCACCCAAGGCGCAGGAGGCCATCGAGCGCTACAAGGCGCGGATGCAGGGCGGTCGCCCGTGAACCCCGAGCTCGAGCAGCTGATCGCCGAGCTCGCCGACGCCGGCCTCACCGACGAGCAGATTGACGCCGCACTGCTCGAGCTCGGGGTGAAGCTGGATCCGGTGACGGGCGCGCCCACCGCCAAGGACCGCATCCTCAACTCGATGATGGGGGCCCTGGGCCCGGTTGGCGCGCTCGCCAACGTGGCGCGCAGCTCGCGCGTCGGTGAGCTCCCCGCCGAGGAGCTCCCCAACCTCGCCGGCGCCGCCGGCCAGGGTGCCACGCTCAACGTGCTCGGCCTGCTCGCGGGGAAGGGCTTCCGCGACAAGCAGCGCGCGTTCCAGGAGAAGTACCCGGAGCAGGCCACCTCGGCCGAGGTGGGCGGCAGCCTCCTGCTCGGCGGACCGCTCGGTGCGGCGGCGAAGGCCGTCTCCCTGCCCGTGGCCGCGGGCGCCGCGGGCGCCGTGGCCGGAGCGGCCGGTGCGGAAGCGGGCGACCGGGGCGAGCAGGCACTGATCGGCGGCGGCCTTGGCGCCGCCCTCGGTGCGCTGCCCGCCGCCGGCCAGCTGGCGAAGCGGGGCTCCCGCGCGCTGCTCGACTGGTTCAAGCCCTCCCGCTCGATCTCGCGCGAGGTGGCGGCCCAGCTGCCCGAAGACGTGGCGGCGCTCGCCCAGCACCAGAACCGCCTCGCGCCGGGAAGCTTCCAGATCGCCGCCGCGTCGCCCGAGGCGATGAAGACGGCCCGCCACATCAGCTACGACCGTGAGGCCACGGCGCGGGCGATTCAGCACACCCGCTCGGCCATCAAGAGCGCGCGGGCCGGCGTCAGGGATCTGCAGACGAAGTACCGGGCGCTCGAGCAGCTGTACCCCGACGTGCCGCTCTCGCCGGAGATGCAGCGGATCATGTTCCCCACGAACCCGGCGCCGCTGCCCACGGCCAGCTTCCAGCAGCTGCAGGCGCTGCGCGTGCGGCTCCGCGGCCAGCTGACGAAGGCGCAGAAGGACGTGAACGCGCCGCTGGTGGACGAGATCAAGCCCCGCCTCGAGGAGGTGGAGGGCTTCATGCAGACCAACATCCCCGGCCTGCGTGAGCTCGACGCCGACTGGAAATTCCTCAAGCACCGGCCGGGACCGAAGGCGGATCCCGACGAGTACATCGGCGCCCTGCCGCGCGCCCAGCAGCTGCTCAAGGTGCTGAAGGGCACCGGCAGCGCGCAGGCCACGAACCGCGCCGCGGCCACGGATCCCGTGTCGCCGGGTGGCTCGCTGTCGAAGGAGGGCGTGCTCGACAAGACGCTCGGCGCGCTGTTCGGACGCCGCGGCGCCCGCGCCAACGCGGCGCAGCAGATGCTGACGCCGCCGACGCGCACGATCCCACCGCAGATCGCCGCCGACGCCACCGCACTCCAGTCGGCCGCGAGTCAGCCGCCGCGCGAGGGGCCCTCGATGGCCACGCGGGCGCTGATCACCGGCATCGCCCCGCGGGCGAAGAACCTTCTCTGGCTTCAGTCGCTGGACAAGCAGCGGTGACGGGCCCGGCCGTTCCCCCGCCGCCGAAGCTCCCGGGCTGGGCGCTCCTGCAGCAGCTCGCCGCGGGCGCGCTCGAGGGCGTGAGCAACCTGCCCGCCGACTTCGCGGATCTCTTCGACTTCGCCGCGCCGTCCAACACCGGGAGGCCGGTGGAGCACGGCAGCACGACCCGGAAGTGGCGGGAGCGGACGCGGCGCCTGGCCGAGCTGGCCGCCGACCGTCCCGCGTCGACCGGGCAGCAGGTGGCCCGCGGCGCCGGATCGCTCTACGGTGGCATCGTCGGCTCGCTCGGACTGCCGGCCGGGATGCCCTCGCTCCGCGTCAAGGACGTGGGCCCCCGGGTCGCCGACGCGGTGCTGAAGCACTCCGGCGGCGCCACGCTCAACCCGAAGACGCTGAAGCCCATGAAGGGCTCCGGCTACCTGGTCGCGGATCCGCGGTTCACGCAGACCTTCACGCCGGAGAACCAGGCCGAGGCGGTCGCCCAGTGGGCCGCGCGTCCCGAAGTCGCCGAGCGACTCAAGAAGCCGGGCGCCCACATCGGCACCTGGCGCGATCCCGAGACCGGGATCCTCGAGGTGAACGTGTCGGACGCGGTCGAGGATCTCGAGCGCGCCCGGCGGCTCGGCATCGCCCGCAACCAGAAGGCCGCGGGCCACATCAAGGCCGGCGCCTACCAGGGCGACATCAACCTGCCCGCGCTCCGCGCCGACGCGGTGCCCGAGGTGGCCCAGCTCTTCGGCGACGAGTTTGGCGGGCACATCCCCACCGAGCTGCCGCAGCTGGACGAGGCGCGCTCGCGGGCGATGGCCCAGGCCTATGAGCGGCTGCCGGTGTTCGACGAGGCCGCCCGGCCGGCCTACGACGCGCTGAACAAGAAGATCGCCGAGCAGAAGGCCGCCGCCGAGCGGGCGGGATTCAAGTTTGAGTACGTCGACGAGGATCCCTACAAGTCGAGCGCGGAGATGCTGAAGGATGTGCGCGAGAACAAGCGGCTCAAGGTGCTTAAGACCAACGCGAGCTCGCAGCATCCCTACATGACGCCGCAGCAGAACGACGACTTCCGCGCCGTTCACGATCTCACCCACTCGGCCGGGGGACTGCCGTTCGGGCCCCGCGGTGAAGAGGCCACGACGCGGCTGCACGCCTCGACGATGGACGAGCTCGCCCAGCGGGCGCTCCTCACCGAGACCCGCGGCCAGAACAGCTGGGTGAATTTCGGACCGAACGCGCACCTGCCCGCTGCGGAGCGTCCGTTCGCCCCGCAGAAGGCGGCGCTCTGGCCGGAGGAGTTTGTCCCCGGAGAGGCCCCGGAGCGCATCACCGCCGCGTCCATTCGTGTCGGCGGGCGCGAGTTTGACGACCTGAACCACGGGTTCACCTATAACGCCGCACGAGAGGCCGGCCTCGATCCCGACGTGCTGCCGTTCGAGGATGGCTTCCGCACCTCCAGGGGGCGCTTTGTGTCGCGAGAGGAGGCCAAGGACATCGCCTTCGGGCGACCGGTGGGCAGCAGCGACGCGGGCGACGGGCTCCTTTCCGAGGAGATCTTCGAGAAGCCACCGGCACCACCGGCCAAGGCGCTGCTGCAGGCGCAGCCCAAGAAGCTGCCCCGCATCACCGCGCTCGAGGCGCACCAGGAGCTGATCCGCGGACGCAAGCCGCTCACGCTCGCCAAGCCGGGGGTGAAGAAGAGCGTGGCAATGCAGCGAGGCCTGGCCGAGGTGGAGGAGGCGCTCAAGCGGCCGGGCAACGCGCTCGACTGGTATCGGGACGCCGTGGCGACGATGGAGGAGAACACGAAGGCCATCTTCCCCGCCACCGAGGCGCCGGAGAAAATGGGCGTGTTCAAGGCCGTGCTGTCGATCATGTCGAACGGCCAGAAGGTGGATCCTAACTACAAGAGCGCGGTCCAGGTCTACGAGCGCTACCTCAAGACCGGCCGGCTCGAGATGGGCGAGGGCGTGATGCGCTCACCCCGCTGGCGCACCCACGCCAAGCAGCTGCAGAAGCTGGATGCTATGATTAGGGAGCGGGGCGAGGCCGGTACCGTCGACCACCTGCTGGGCGAGACCAACGTGCTCAAGAAGGGCACCCGGCTCGAGCCCACCTCGGTCGCCAACTTCGGACCCAAGATCGGGCGGTTCTTCTGGAACCTGAACGGGAAGCACGGCGAGGTGACCGTCGACCTGTGGGCCACCCGCACCTGGCGGCGCTGGATGGGCGAGATTCGCACCCGCACCGACAAGTACGACCGGGTGATTCTCGACGACGCACCCGACGCGCAGGAGAAGACGCTGATCCGCGGCGTGATGACGTCGATGGCCGACCGCCTCAAGCAGAAGACCGGCCAGGAGCTCCGGCCGGCCGACGTGCAGGCGCTACTGTGGTTCTTTGAACAGGAACTTCACCGCTCGAAAGGAGCTAAGAATGTCTCGAGATCGTTCGCTGAAGCTGCTCGCGACTTCCGCGCCAAGTACGCCACCGGCCGCTGAGGACGAGGACGATCTTCCCCCCGGGGAGATCCTCGAGACCCTCCGCGATCTCAAAGAGCGCGGCCTCCTCGCGCCCGAGATGCTCAAGGCTGTCGAGGAGGCCGCGGCAGAGATGGGACTGAAGCTGGGCTAGAGTATTCCCCCGGTGGCGAGCAGGCTGTCCGCGAGCACCACGTTCGGCTGCGGATAGTCGGCCAGCTGCGGGGGCCAGGGCGGCCGCACGCCGGTGGTCAGGTACTGGTAGATGTAGCTGTACGGTATCGCCGGCATCTTCCCCTGGGGGCAGATAATCCCGCCGCCGTAGTCCTTGCGGCAGCCGGAGGGGGAGTAGGTCGCGTACAGTGCCTGGGCCACAAACTCGTAGAACCGCACCACATCGAAATCAGCCCGGGCCCGCTTGTTCCACTCGGCCTGCGCCCGGTACGCCGGCACCTCGGCCATGAGGTTCACCAGCGGGTTGGACGACAGCGCCTGCAGCGCGTCCGCGCAATTCATTCCCTTCTTCTCCATCCCGTTACGGATCTGCGCCCGGTGGACCCGCTCGTGGGCCTCGAGCTCGCTGAGTGCGAGCGAGTCCTTGGCGATGTCGGGACGGTACACCGTCACCACGTTGTTGCCGACGCACCCGGTCGAGGCCGGCAGGGACTGCGCGTTCGCGGGCTGCACCGCGAGCGTCATGAGCAGCACCAGCGTCGCGCCCACGAGCTCGGAGCGGAACGAGCGCGCCGGAGGTGATTTGTCCACCATCCGCTCGAGCCCCTTGGCGTCGCCCCGGAGTCGCTCGGCCAGGGCCTTGAGCTGGACGCGGGACTGTTGCTGGGTGCCGGCGCGCCGGGACTGACGCTCGGCCTCGTGGGCGGTGTCTAGCAAACGCTGGCGCAGTGCCTCCATGGGTCATTGACTCCTTGCGGCGAGAGCTCGGTGGTAGATATGCCCCCAGGTCACGACGACCTCCGCGGGCCCGCCTTTACGGGTACGGATGGGGCGCAGGGTTGCGTGTGTTGCCGTCACCTCGAGGACGAGCTCGCCCTCGTACTTCGTCTGCACGACTCGTTTGACCGGATGGTCGCTGGACGCGCGGGTTGCCACGGGTGGTCCTCACTTTCGTGAGCGGTGCGACGCTCGGGGTGTGCCCGTGCGCCTTGAGGTAGATGGCCCAGCAGGTGAAGCAGCCGGGGCCGGTGCCGGGCTTGTGGCCGCTGCAGCGTGGCTTCCGCCGCCCCAGGTAGGAGGCGGCGGTCGCGCAGCGCCGAACGGTGATGCTGCTCACTTGCCCTTGCGGGGCGGCTTCTGCAGCCAGGGTGAGCCGAAGTTGGTGCCGCTCTTGTCAAGCATCTGCGGATCCTCCGTGGAAGGGGTGGATGTTGGCGACACCGTAATCCTATCGAAAATCGACTCGGAAGTCAAGTCGCTTACTGGCTCGGATCCTCGTCGGGGTGCCGGTAGTAGGCCGGATTCCGGCGCTCCCGGTCCGGCGTTATGCGGATAGGCTCCGGCAGCGTGGGGAAGCGGCTGGCCCGGCCGGGCGCCGCGCCCTCGGCCTCGAGCTCCTCCTGCAGCAGCGCCATCGCCCGCCAGGCCACCTTCGCCGAGTGACGCAGGCCATCGCTGTCGAACGTGCCGCGCTCCATGAGGTGGCGGACGATGCAGTCGGCGTGATCGCTCGACTTGCCCCGCGCCCAGTGCATCGCCTGGCCGGGGTTGTGCTGGTCGTTGCCGGCCTTGGACACGCGCGCCACCTCCGCGGCCGCGCCGGGGAAGTAGTCGAGGAAGCCCGACACGACGGGCGTGTCCTTGCGCTCCTGCTTGCCGGTCGGGAGCACGAGGTGCCGGGGCGGGGAACCCGCCGGCGGTTGGGGGATGTGAGACTTGTCTGCGGTGCCGTGCGTGCTCATCCTAGCCCCTCCGGTGTCTGTTGCTTCAGTGAGAGATTGAGGAACACGGGCACGCCCTCGTCCCGGCCCCGCTTGAGTCCCGCGTTGAGCACGCCGTTGGTGAAGCGCCGCTCGGTGCCCACCCACTCGCCCTTCCGCCCGGCCCACTCGCGCCAGCTCTGGAAGGCCGAGGTGATGCGGGTGTTCTCGTCGCTCTCGACGGTGCAGTCCTGGATCCACCGCGAGAACGAGTCCTGCTCGCCGAAGTACTCGTCGGTCGCCTCGCGCACGACGCCGGGCACGCTCACCAGGCCCTCGCGCTGCCACAGCAGACAGCCCTCGATCATCCAGCTGAGGATCGCCGGCCACTCCTCGGCCTGCAGCTTGTCGTCGAGCTGCAGATCGCGCAGCTTGGGTTCGGTGACGAACGGCACCAGGTACAGCCGCCGGCGCATGGCCGCGTCGACGTTCCGAATCTCCGGCCGGAAGTTGCCGATGAAGAACAGCTTGAACTGCGGCTTGTACTCGAAGAAGTCCTGCCGCATGAACCGCGCGCTCACCCGGTCGCCGCCGGTGAGCTCCTTCACCCGCGCCTCGTCCCAGCGCTTGCCGTCCTGGGTCTCGTTGGCGGTGACCATGCGGGCGCCGAGCATCGACGCCAGATCGGTCGGGTGCTTCTCGCCGTTGGCGGCGGCGAAGGTGTCCATCGAGGCCTGGGTGTGGTAGTCGGCCAGGATGCCGCCGATGGCGCGCAGGAACGTGCCCTTGCCGCGCCCGCCCGGGCCCCATATGAAGAGAAACTTCTGCTCGATGGTGAGTCCGGTCAGCGCGTAGCCGGCCCACTTCTGCAGGTAGCGCTGCAGATCCTTGTTGCCGGCCGTCGCCTCGTCGAGGAACCGGTCCCACAGGGTGAGCCCCCGGCTCGGATCCGGCACGACCGCCGTGCGCTTGGAGCACATCAGCTCGGGATCGCTCGGACCCAGGAGCCCGGTCTTGAGATCGACCGTGCCGCCCGGGGTGTTGAGGATCCAGGGGTTGGTGTCGAACGCCTCCGGCGTGGCCGTGAGCTCGCGCGAGCTCTGCAGGAACCGGAGCACGCTTTTCATCTTGTTGGCGCTGGTGAGCATCATCGCCCGCTTCGCCGCGTTGGCCGCCTCCTGCTCGCTGCCGCCGTACTTCGCCAGCCGCGCGCCCATCTTGCGGGTGGTGTCCCGGATCCGCGCCTCGGCCAGGTTCACCGCATCCTTCTGCCAGCGCGAGCCGTCCCAGCAGAACCAGACGCCCATCTTCGGCACGAACCGCAGCAGGTGGCCGCTGTCGTGGCGCACCAGGTCGCCCACCCACTCGTCGGAGTCGGGGAACTGCTCGGTCTTGAAGCTCTTGAGCTCGAGCTCGTCGGGCCGCGCGTCCTCGAGCTGCTGCTCCACCTTCTCGAAGTCGAGCGCGGCGTCGACGAAGCCGAACCGGCGCGCGGTCTCGGCGATCCAGCTCCACCCCAGCTGGAAGGGCGGCCGGAACCGGCGCCAGTCCTCGCGCGGAGTGTCGGGGTTGCCGGCGACGCGACCGTCCTTCGGATGCCGGCCGGCCCACTCGGCGAACACGGCGAACGCGTCCTCCTCGCTCTCCGGCCAGCTGGCGCGGATGGCGTGCCCCATCCGCATGTAGTCGCGGCGGTCGGGGAAGAACTCGTCGGTGTTGGGAATGAGCGCCACGGCCTGCTCGAGCACCTCGAGCGAGGGCGCGACGAGCGCCTCCTGCGCCAGGTCGCCGCCCTTCAAGACCCGCCCGTCGCCCACGCGCTGCACCTCGCAGCCGGAGCCCTCGAACAGATCGGTCAGGGTGTCGAGGAAGGCGCGGGCCTGCTCGAGCGAGAGCGTCGGCAGCATCTCGGGATCGATGTCCCACAGCGCGTAGTCGCCGCCCCAGCGGTAGGCGGACCCGCTCGGGTGCGTGCCGTACACCAGGTACTGGCGGCCCTTGCCGAGGAACTCGATGAGGTTGGACTGGCCGTCGCGCACGACGATGATCGCCATCCGCCCGAACGGCGCGCCCTCGAGCCGGTAGGGCAGCAGCGTCTTCGGCGCCTTCCCCACCCGCCAGGGCGTCGGGCCGAAGGTGGCGAGCGCCAGCTCCATCACCTGCCGCACCATCCACTCGTCCATCGAGTCGATGTCGAGCGCGGGGAAATTCTCGGCCAGGAGCCCGATGTTCGCGCCCCACTGCACCCACCGCTCCGCGTCGTCGCGGTTGGCGACGTGGTCGGTGAACCGGTAGCCCACCCAGGTGCCGTTGGCGAGCCGGCGCGCGGGGGCCTTGCCCAGCTGGTTCGCCGACAGCTTGGAGCCCGGCGAGAGCGTGGCGCCCGGCGGGGACACCGACACCAGCTCGGTGTAGCCGCGGTCGTAGAGCCGCAGTGCGGGAGCGGTCACTCCCCCTCCACGAAGATGGTGAAGTAGGCGCTCTCCTCGTCGAGGGCTTCCGCCTCCGACGAGAACGGACCGTGCAGCTGCTCCCCCTCGTCCGTGAAGTACCACCCGTCCTCGTACTCCTCCACTGATGTGCTCATTTGCGGTATCGCGCTCCTTCCCAGCCTTCTGCGATGATCGGGCAGCCCTCGGCCCAGGCGGGCAGAGTGGCAACGATGTGTTCGTACTCCTGCACCGAGCCGACGCCGAGCGGCACCTCGGCAACGAGCTCGTCGTGGACCGTCAGCACGGTGGTGTAGCCCTTCGCGGGTGCGCGCAGCATGGCCGCGGCCAGGAGATCGCGCGCCGAGCCCTGCACCGCGTGGTTGGTGAAGATCCCGCCGTAGAGGTAGTAGCTGGTCCACTGCCGGGTCTGCGAGTCCTCGCCCTCGGCCTCGATGGTGGCCCGCACCGAGCGGGTCTTCTTCCCGGTCTCGGCGTCCTCCCACTCCTTCTCGACCGGCACGATGCGGGGCCGGGCGTAGGCCACGGTGCGCCCGCTCGGCAGCACCATCCACAGGTAGCCGCCGGCCTTAACGAAGCGCACGCGGCCGTAGGGCTCGACGTACTGCACCTCACCGGGCTTCCGCACGGCGGCCAGCGCCTTCCGGTTCATCTCGTACCAGAACGCCTTGACCTTGGGGTGCGTCGCCCGGTAGGCGGCGACCGCGACCTTCGCCTGCTCGTCGTTTACACGCACCTGGTAGACATCCCAGGCGGCGCTCACGAACTTCCGCCAGCCCATCTGGAACCCGCAGCCGAGCTCGGCCGCCTTGCCGGCCTGGCGCCCCGCGTCGTCGATGTCGGCCACGGTGGCGCCGCGCCCCATGCTGACGGCCATCATCTTGTACGGGTCGCGCGACTTGTCGCCGGCGTCCTTGGCGCGGAAGTTGTCGAGCACGTCCTGCTGGTCGGCGAACCAGTTGACCAGCCGGGCCTCGACCTGGCCGTAGTCGGCGACGACGAAGCGGTGCCCGGGCGTCGGGATCAGCATCCCGCGCATGAGGCAGGCGACGATGTCGAGCGGCGACTCGAACATGTCCAGGTAGTCGTAGCGCTCGGCGAGCACGTCGGGGATGTAGCGCTCGACGTTCTTGATGAACGAGCGGACGAAGTTTTGCGGCTGGATCAGCCGGCCACCCCACCGCCCGGGCCCGGCCGAGTGGTACTGCAGCAGCCCGCGGGCGCGGTTGTCGTCGCCGACGCAGGCGAGCATGGCGTCCAGCTTCTTCACGCTGGACTTGGCCGAGTCGCGCCGGGTCTCGATGATGGCCCGGTGCTGCTCGGAGAGATCGCTCGAGAGGAGCTCGGCGATGGCCGGCTTGTTGAGCGACTCCACCTGCAGCCCGGTGTCGGAGAGGTACTGCTTGATCTTCGCGACCTGGCTGGGCTTCGTCACCGCGCCGTCGGTGAGCTCGGAGAGGGCGGCCGAGGCGCGCTCGATGCTCTCCTCGGTGATCACCTTGGCCGCCCGCACCAGGTCGACGTCGATCAGCACGCCGCGGTCGTTGACGCGCTGGTCCTCGAGCCACACCTGGCGCTCGACGGCGTTCAGCCGGCGGGTCTTGGCGGCCATCTGCACCTCGACCTTCACGTCCTGGGTGCAGTAGGCGCCGAGCCGGGTGACCCGGTCGCGGAGGTTCCACCAGACGACGTCCCCGCCCTTCTCGCTCCGGGGCTTCGTCATCCGCATCATCAGCTGATAGCCCTGGACGTCCTTCCCCTCCTTCAGCCCCACCACCTCGGCCGCGCGGTCCAGCGACTTGGGCAGGCCCATCGCCGCGGCCTCGGCCATGGTGCAGTGGTACTGCTCGAGCGCGGGCACGGCGAAGCCGTAGCGCGGGCCCAGGATCTCGCGCCAGATGATGCGCTCGAACTGCGCGTTCCAGGCGCGGATGATCCCGCCCTGCAGCACATGGGCGTCAAGCTTCTCGCGGATGTACTCGCGGTCGGCCGCGCTCTGGCCGCTGTCGACGTGCCACGGATACCAGAGCCGAACCTCCTCCTCGTCGGGGAAGAGGACGCCGAAGCACCAGATGTCGGTGTCCTCGTCGCGGGCGTAGGGGTAGACTCCGCTCTTACGGAGATCCACCCGGGCGCGGGTCTCGAAGTCGAGCGATACAGCGGGGGCGTCCACGACAGCCTTTCTATCGGTGAGGTGAGCGGAAAGAGCCGGATGTAGGTGAGGCTGCAGGGCTACCTCATTAAGCAGTGCCGCCCATCGCACCAAAGCGCCTACACCCGTCTTCCTGTTGTTTACTTCAGATCCGACAGCGCGTGGCTGATGTCGGCCGGCTCGAGGGCGTCGAAGTCCTCGTCCGCGGCCTTGCGGCCGTCGAGGCGCTTGCCGTCGCGCAGGATCTGAATGTTGTTCAGACCGAACGAGACGCCCCGCTTGCCCTTCTTCTCGTAGCCGAAGGCCTTCAGGGTCGCGCGGGCGATCACGCCGGGGTACACGGCGGTCTCGTCGGTGACGTTCTTCAGCTGCGCGTCCACGACGCCCGGGGCCTGGTCGGCCGAGGCGTTCATGTACATGGCGGCGCCGAGGGACTTGTAACCCTTGTCCTCGATCTCGTCCGCGCTGGTGTGGAACGGAAGCGCCAGGGACTTCGGCGGCGCGTCGCCCCACTTCTTCTTGATCGCCATCTTGATCGCCCGGTCGGCGGCGGCGATGAAGGCCTTGCCCTTCTCGCTCTCGAGGGTCTCCTTCGTGAAGACCATCGCGACCGAGAACTTGATCTTGTCGTCGTCGTTCGGCCGTCCCTTGAAGACGAACGGGTAGGAGGTGACGAACTCCGCGGTCGTGACCTTGAGCGCCCTCTCTTCATCTGCGGTCAGCTGTGCCAATGCTAGGCTCCTGGTTGTCTGCTCTGCCGCTTGCGTGTGTCTGCCGGCCGGGCTGCGGCGGTTCCCGGGGCAGGTTGGTTGCGGTGCTTCTCGATGTAGCGGGCGGCTGCGCGCAGCAGCGCCGGGTTGTCCTTCAGCTTGCCGATGCCGGTGTTGCAGTTGAGGCAGAGCACCTCGCGCAGCTGGCCGGTCGCGTGGTCGTGGTCCAGGTGCGGGTTCGTCATCGGGTCGTGGCAGATCGCACAGCGTCCGTGCTGAAAGGCGATCCGCGCGTCGTACTCGGCGGGCGTGAGCCCGAACCGGGACTTCAGCTTGTGGCGCCGCACCGCCTCGCGGTGGCACTGCGCGCAGCGCCCGTCGCGCCGACGCTCGTTGTGTTTGCTACACGGTAGCTGCGGCATCCTCCCCCGGCGGGAGTGCAGCGAAGTCCTGCTGCGGTCCCGCGGGAATCTCCGGCCGCTTGTCGGCGACCGGCGCCACCGTGTTGCCGCTCGACAGCTTCACCACCAGCTCGGCGGGGATGGTGCCCTTGCCGAGCGCCTTCTCGAGCTGGGCCACGCTGCGGAGCTCGGGCTCCTTGTAGAGCGTGGTCGGCTCGACGCCGGCCTCGCGCGCCCACTCCTCGACCTGGCGCTCGCTGGCCCACTTCCGGGTCGCCCGCTTGGCCACCAGCTTGAAGCCGGGCACCTCCTGGCCCCGCTCGAGCATCCCCTGGATGTGGCGCCGCACGGCGCCGACGTAGCTCACCAGCACGTCCCCGTAGTTGGCGATCTTCACCAGCTGCTCGAGCGTGAGGTGCTCGGGCGGGGTCGGCAGCGCGAGCTCGGCGGCGGGCTCGGCGAAGTCCACCCGCGCCAGCGCCTGCGCCTGGTCCTTGAGCGCGGGGCACACCGCCTTCGCGCGGCAGAACCGGCACCAGCGGCCGGGCGTGAGCGGCGCGTTCGGATCCTGCGTCCGCTCGGCCGCCGCCAGGATGCGGAGCGCGAAGTCCATGATCTCGAGGTAGGGGATCACCACCCGCCGCACCGCGCCGTCGGGGTGCGCCGCCCGGGGCTGGACGATGATCAGCTCGATCTCGTCCACCAGGCCGGAGCCGTACTCCTCCTCGAGCCCCAGCAGGGCGCCGAGCGCGTAGTAGTAGAGCTGGTCGTTGTCGACCACCTCGACCGCGTAGCCCTGGCCGTACTTCAGGTCGATGACGATCAGCCGCCGGCGAACGCGCTTGAAGATCCGCGCGTCGCTGGTGCCGTACATCGGCTTCGGCGGGTTGAGCGCGGCGAGCGAGATCGGCACCTCGACGTGGAGCTCGTCGCCCTCGGCCAGCTCGGCGCGCACGGTCTCCACGTAGAGCCGGACGCCCTCGACCATCTCCTCGTCGACCAGCACGCCGTCGATCTCGGTGTCCAGCCACACGGCCGGGTCCAGCTTCATGGTCAGCGCCCGCTCCGCGACATCGTGAGCCACGGTGCCCTCGAGGGCATAGTCGCTCCCGGTGTTGGGGATGCCGCGCTCCATCCGCACCGAGCCGGAGCAGTTGATCCACCGCTCGCTGTTCGAGGCGCCGAGCTCGGCGTGCTGGCGCTCAGTCTTCGGCTTGCTCACAGGTAGAAGCCCTTCGGACGGTCACTGCCGTCCTTGCCGAAGTAGGCCAGCACCTCGACCGTGACGCCCGGGCCGACCTTGTACTTCGACAGCTTGTAGACCGCCTGGTGAACGGTCACCGAGTACGGCGGCGCCTCGGGGCTGTCGTAGATCGCCGGGATCATCTGGAGCGCAGGGTTGTGCAGTGCAACGATCACCGACTGGGCGCCCGGCTGAAGCGCCTGGATCTGCCCGTTCCACGGCCCGCCGACGCAGAGGTAGGTGCTCATACGTGCCCCTTCGGCCGCCGGCCGATGCCACCCACGTAGCCGGCCTCGAGCCCCAGGTCGCCGGGCTCGATCTCGGCGATGAAGGCCACGTCGAACCGGTCGCACTTCTCGATGCGGTGCTGGGTGAGCACCACCTCGCCGGTGAGCGGATTCGACTGGGTCACCTCGACGGTGTCGCCCGGCATCACGTAGACCGGACGGTCCAGCTGCTCGCGGTTGAGGATCTTCACGCCGCGATCTCCCGGAAGAGCTCGGCACGCTGCTCCTCGCTGAGATCCTTCACCCGCTCCACCTTGAAGGTGTTGCGGAGCAGGGCGAGGAACTTGACGCTGCCGCCCTCGGGGTTCTTGAGGTAGCCGTCGATGGCGACCTTGAGCTCGTCGACCGTCGGCACCTTCCGGGTGATGGTGGCGGTGGCCTGGTCGGTCGCGACGGCCTCCACGAGGACGACGCCGATGTCGTCGGGCTGGGTGTCGGTCGGCCACTCCGGGGTGAGGCCCACGGCACGCTCCACCACCGGGACGTCGACCGGGGGCAGGGGCTCGATGGTGGTCTGGATCGGGGTGTGGCGGTACTGGCTGAAGAAGTCCGCGATCTCCTGCGGGGTGTTGAACTCAACGGTTACCTTCAAGGGCGTATCTCCTCTCGGGGCCTGCGTTGTCGGGGACGAAAATCTTAGCGATTATCGACTTGAAAGTCAAGTCACTTTCCGAGCGCCTTCTTCAGGTAGTCGCGGAGCTCGGGCATTCGCTCGTCGGGCACGTCGCGCAGCCGGGCAGCGCCGTGGTCGGTCAGCGTGCGGCGGGCGAACTCGAGCCCGCTGCGGAGCGCCAGCAGATCGATCAGCGGGTCGCACTCCTCACGCAGCACCCGTGCTGTCTCCGGGGAGACGGGCGGGCGAGGGGGCTCCGGCTCGAAGGCCAGGAGCTCGGCCCGCGCACCAGTCGCCGGCATTGCCTTCAGGTCGGGCAGGAACCTGAGGAACGTCGCCAGCTTCTCCAGCGACTCCTCGGTCGCGGTGAACGAGAACGTGACCGTCCGCACCGCCTGCGACTCCCGTGCGGCCGGCGGTTTCCTGCGCGTGGATCCCATGAGCTCTCTCCTCGAGAAGGTCGAGCAGCGCGTCGAACGGCAGCGCGCAGTAGGTGTCGCTGTGATTGCGCTTGAACACCAGCAGCGGGTCGCGGTCGCCCCGGTCGGCCTGCTCGAGCGCCTTCCAGATGTTCAGCGCCTCCTGGTTCTTGCACTCGACGCTGAAGGGGATGAAGCGCCGCGCCCGCGGCGAGAGCAGCAGATCCTCGCCGGCGGCCCCCATCGAGCGCGAGCTGATGTCGTCCGCGCCCAGCATCTTGAACACGGCCAGGAACCGGTCGCGGGCGTACTGCTGCAGCCGGCGGCCCTTGGCCTTGGCGGACTGTGGCCTCACAGTACGTCTCCCGCCTCAGCGAGCGCCTTGCGAAAGCTGTCCACCCGCTCGGCGATTTGGGTCTCGCGCGGCAGGTGGAACCAACAGCCACCAAACACGTCTTCGTCCTGGCAGGTGCAGTCCTCGACTCGCTCGCGTTCGGCCAGCCACTTTTCTACCACGTTCTTGAGGAAGACGGTCTTCACAGCTCCTCCATCAGCTTGAGGCGGGCGATCTCGATGTCGACGCGCGCCGGCTTCACCTGCAGCAGGTAGGGCTCGCCGGTGGGATCGTGCATCACGATCACGCTGTGGCGCCGGGCCACGTCCTCGTAGCCGACGAGAAACTGCGCGAACAGGTCGCGCTGCTCGGCGGCGGCCTGCGGATCCATGCCGCTCACGACCGCCTCCGGCGCCAGGCCTTGACCTCCACCGTCAGCGCGGCGGCGCCCACGAGCACGCCGAGAAGCACGACCGAGACGCCGACGCCGACGATGGCCTGCGCCAGCCAGAACATGAGGTACTCGGTCATGGCCGGCTCGCCGCGTAGCGGGACATGACCCGGTGCCCGGCCCACACCACCGCCCGGCCGAGGGTCTGGTCGAGGAGCCAGCGCATCAGCCGCCCCATTCCACGGCGAGGTAGAGCGGCCCCGCCATGAGCTGCACGAGCCCACCCCAGTTGTCGCCGAAGTGCTGCGCCAGGCCGGCGCCGAGGGACCAGGTGCGCCAGTCCCACTCGATGCTGAAAATCATCGTCACGTTCGTTTCTCCTGCCGGGGCTTCACACAGGAAGTCACCCGCGCGCGTTCGATGCGGAGCCCGTCCGCCTCGGGGTTGTAGGAAAGCGAGCCGCGGGCTTCGGCGCGCGTCCAGAAGAACTCCTCGATCTCGTTCGACTCCTTCCGCACCAGAGCGAACCCGTAGCGGCGCGCGGGCTCGGTCACTTGCGGAGCTCCGCGATGGTCTCGAACGCATGCTCGATCTTGACGATGCTCGAGAGCTTCGGGTCGATGTCCTTGTGCAGCCACCGCGAGAGCTGGCTGAACGCCACGCCGGCCGCCTGTGCCAGGGCCGAGGGATTGATCAGCTGCTCCTTCATCCGCCGTGAGACCGAGGGGAAGTACGGCACCTCGATCTGAAGCGTCGTGCTCTGCATGATGTTTTCTCCGCTGTCCTCCTTCGTTGATGTGTAAACGGGCTCGTGCCCGGTAGCGCCCTATCGGGCGGGCCCCGTCTCCTGGGGGCCGGACGCCAGCTTGAGGAGCGTCTCCGCGTGCGCCTGGTTCACCGCCTTGAGCGCCTCGCCGAGCTTCGCCACATGGCGCTGGGCGCGCTGCATCCACTTGCGGCGCTTCACCCACTGCCGGCCGGTGAGCCCGGTGGCCTTCTTCGCCTGCCGGCGGGCGCTGTAGATCCCGTGGAACTTCACCGTCGGCTGCAGCTCCTTCCCCGTCACGCCGTCCTTCTCGATCTCCACCTCGCGCATGTCGACCGAGATCCGGTGGCGGTAGTTGTCGTCGGTCCCGGTGGGAACCATGGCCCACTCCCTCACGCCGGGAGCCTCACCTTCTCGCCCCGGCGGGCGCGCTCGGCGCGGGCCTCCTGGCGGTCCAGGAAGTCGGTGCGGTCGAGCTCCCGGTTCCGCTCCTGGTGCTGGTAGAGCGGGTTGTAGACGTGGGCCACGGCCGCCAGCATCTTGGTCAGCTGGTCCTCGCGCTCGGGGTCCATGTCCTCGCGGCCCATCTCGAGGGCGATGCGCTCGCGCTGCTCGTTGAAGCCCTGCAGCAGCAGCTCGGCGGTCTCGTTCGTTAGCGTCAGCTCGAGGGTGATCACACGTTCTCCGTGACGAGGGTGATGAAGAGGTGCGCGGGGCCGAACGGCTCGTCCGCGTCGGTGAGAATGGCGGGGTCGAGGAGGTCGCCGTTGAGCTCGAGCCAGCGCTCGAGGTACGTCACCGCCTCGGCGACCGGCTGCGAGCCGAAGTGGAGCGCGAACAGCTCGCGCGCCGGCGGCGACTCCCAGTGCTCGAGCGCCGGCGGGCCCACCACCGCGGCCTCGGCCAGGAGCGCGACCCGGTCCCAGTGCTTCACCTGCTCCCGGTAGCTGAGGTAGCGGCTGTAGCCGCCGGGGAACCACTGGGCGAGGATCCGCCGGTCCAGCTGGTCCTGCAGCCGGCGCATGTCGTCGGTCTTGAAGTGGGTGCTGATGTCGCCGGTCAGGGCCTCGTGGGCGTCGTGCAGCAGGATCCCCTGCTCGAGCTCGCGGTCCCGGCCTTTGGAGTGGACGTAGTCGCGGAGCCAGAGCGTGTGGTGCAGCACGCTCCACCAGCGGCGGGTCTGGCCCGAGAACCGGGACGTCCGCAGCAGCCCCAGCGCCATGTCCGAGAGCGAGGGGATGTCGGACCCGGGGGTCACGAGCCTGCCCGAGTGGGTCAGCATCCCGGCGCTCATCGGGCCGCCGTCTCGGCCAGGAAGGCCAGGAAGCTGAGAGTCCAGAGCGCGACGGCGACGCCGATCAGCCCGAGCCCCAGCCGGACGTTGCGCCAGTCGCTAAGTACGCCCGCGGCGGCCGAGCCGAGCACCGACAGCAGGGCCCCGAAGAGGAGGAGGCGGCTCACTTGCGCACCTCGAACTTCGGATGCTGGCCCAGGTCACCCAGCTCGCGAAGGTGGGCGCTGGTCCACCAGGTGTTGCTCCACTCCGTCTCGCCGTCGAACCTCACCTCGACCCGGTCGGTTTCCAGGTTGACGCGGTAGTAGCGAACCTTTGTCTCGCCGATCACCCGCATCGCGATCTCGCGGGCCTTGAGGAAGTGGATGGGGAAGCGGAGCTGAGCCGCCTTGCGGGCGGCCGCGTGCTCGGCCGGGGTCACGTACCGGCCGCCGACCCGGGCGTCGACGTAGCCCTGGCGGCGGGCCTGCTGCAGTGCGATCTCCTGCTCGGTCATGCTCGGTCTCTCCTTGGGAAGTAGGCGAACGGACGTGATAGAGAACGGATCGAACTCGGTGGTCACCACCATCTCGTCGCCGTCCCGCATGGCGACGTCGGCGCCGCCCCAGCTGGCGTGGTAGCCGAACGGGTGGTAGGTGGGCATCAGAACGCCAGCTCCTCGGGGTCGTCCGACTCCGCGGGGCCCTGCTGCAGCAGCTCGATCACGTCGTCCGGCTCGAGCCAGCTGCCGGTGTCGCGGTCGCGGGCGATGAACTCCTCCTCCCGGCCGGCGATGGCGGCGGCCGTGGTGAGCACCCGGAAGGTGCTGTCGAGCTCGGTGAGGTTGAGCACGTTCTTCAGGAACGTGCCCTCCACCTCACGCTCGGGGTGGGGGAGCCCGTCACCGCGCAGGCCGGGCGACTCGAAATTGCGGCGGAAGACCTCGTACACGTCACTCTCCAGTCCAGGGTGATTAGAAAACCGTGTTGATTTTCGTGTCGATACTGGAGAGTAAATACGATAGGCCCCGGAGTCAACCCCCGGGGCCCGTGAAGATTTTCGTGGCGGATGGTTTGTCTAGAGGCCCTGCGCGGTCACCGACTCGGGGTGGGGGGAGCGGCGGCCGAACCGCACCCGCTCGGTGTCGGCGTCAACGTAGAGGTAGGTGCCAAGCGCCATGGCGCCCCACACCTGGCTCTGGCCGTGGATCAGCGTGTCGCGCACCCGGGCCCCGTAGCCGCGGCGGTGCGGGTGCTTCGCCTTGACGGTGTGCTCGATGTCGGCGACGGTGGTCTCGAGCTCGCCGGCGCGGATCCGGCGATTGATCTCCTCGGCGATGGCGTGGTGTAACATCAGCGGGTTCCTCCGATGTCGCGGTAGGCCTTCTCGAGCGTGCGGGGTGCGCCGTAGTGCCAGCAGTAGCTGAGGAAGGTCAGCCAGTAGGACATCTGGCCGGCGCCGACCTGGATGTGGATGGCGCCCTCGACCCGCCGCACCGGGGGCGGGCGGCGCCGCGGCCGCCGGCGCAGGTAGCCGTCGTTGATGTCGATCACAGGAGCTCCTCCGGGAAGCCGTCGTTCCGCAGCGCCTCCTGCGCCGCCTCGTCGGGATCCATGTCGTCGTGCCACCAGTCCCAAAACGTGCAGTCGGCCAGATCGTGAACGCTCACCGAGGCGCGGGCCATCACTCCCCGGTCCACCGCCTTCATCCACTGCGCGAGCGTGAGCCCGGCTGCGTTCGTCTCTGCGGTTGCCATCGTCTCAGCCCTCCGTTGGGGT